AGCATTTATTTGATTTGTATTCTTAAAATACACATCATGATTACCTGCAATAGGTATAAGTTCAATACCTTTAATTGCAAGTGGTTCAAGGAAATCGGAACGAAGTCGACTCGCCGTAAGATAACTTATATGCTTGCGACGATCGACCAAATCACCTAAATGAATAACGGTTTTAATATTTTGTTTTTCTAGTTCGGGAAAGAATATGTTATCAAGAAATTTCTTTGACATATTCATAAATGCAACATTATCATTTCTGACACCATAGTGGGAATCGCTTATTATTGCAACTTTCATCTATATTGTTCATTTTTTGCAAATGATTGAATAAAAGAATTAGCTTGTTTAGATGTTATTAATCCTACAGCAAAAGCGCGTTTGCAAATGTTTGTTGCATCTTCTTTTGTTAAAGGATAGTTTTCTCTGATTTGATAACAATATTGTAATATAATATTTTTTATGTCTTCTATTTCCATTGGTCCGTCTTTTCCTATTCTAAACGATGGATTAATACCTTTTTTGTAATATTTTTTATAAAGATGTTTAGTCATTCCTGTTTGTTGTTCTAAATCATCCCAACCTAAAAAATCTTTTCCTTCAAAAGATATTTTTTTCAAACATTTTTCTTTAGATTTAATATTTCCTAATAAAGATCTTTCTTTTTGTTTTTTCATATAAGATTCAAAGTCTTCAGATTTTTGTTTATTGTGAAAATCTTTCATTCTTTTGGAATGTGTTGCTTTTCTCTCATTATCAGATTCCCAGCTTTTTTCCACAGCGACGCTGAGTCTATGTCTATAATCTTTGTCTTGATTTCTTTTGGGGTGAAATGTTTCACTCAAAAATAAAGACCACTTTTTTCTATTTGTTTCGTATGCCCTACTTGTGTTTCTTGAGAAAGTCATTTTATGTAAAGCCCAAGACATTTTTATGATATGATCTTTTTTGCTTACCATCTTAGTCAAAAGAAGATGAGCTATATAATGTTCTCTTATAGTTAGTTTGACTAAGTTATTTTTGCTATTATCACCGCCTAGCGATCTTGGTATAATATGATGTTTTTCGTATAAAGATTCTGGCAAAACATTTCTTTTTTTAGCCGTATCAATGAGTTTATTATACCAAGTTGTGTATTTGTTTTTTATAAACATCGTTATTCATTCCATTACTATAGGGTGTTGATAACGATTATTTATAAAACAAACGCGTTTAAGCGATCACAGCAACTTTCATTCAGCGCATTCTTTTAGGTGTGAGTTGATTTTGCTTTAATGCATTTTCACAATACTTAAGAGTAGCTTCAATTCTTTGTTCATACGTATTACGAACATTTAAATTCTTTTCATTCAACATAGCCTCAGCACAATCAATTACTGATTGCGGGACTAGATACTTGTGTTTCATTTCCATTCATTTGTGCTCCTTCACAGAACTTTTCAAGACCTATCTTAACAACTTTCTTTGGTTTTGTCAACATCTTTTTTTCAAAAGAACCAATAATTTCATTTGCAACATCATTATTCTTTGAATGAATAACACCACCGCTATCACCATATAGTGATTCATCGAGGTAATCACTTTCAAGAAATGAATTTTGCATATTTTTATACTTTATATATTGTTCTTTCTTTTCCTTAGCAATCCGGCGAAGGAATGCATTCCATGCAATTTGAGTAAAATAAGCAAACGGATTATCAGAACGTTCAATATTAAAAAGCAAAACAGAATGAATACAATTTTCAACACCATCAGCAATCATTTCATCACGAAATGAATAACCAACAAAATTTGGTTTTGTAGATAAACGTTCACAAATTTTTAAAATACAAGTTCCAATATAATCCGGAATTCTGGTGTTTGGATTAATTGCAACTTTTTCTTTATAAGTTTTAATTGCTTCAAAAAAATCACGGTTATTAACATAATTACGAGCCATTTTGGTTGACATCCTTTCCAATGTGTATATAATCAGTAATGGTGAAACAATAAATTATAGATCTATATTATAGGTTTTATATTTAAATTTCTCTTCATTGTATATCCTAATGCGTTCAATGAAGTGTAATATTGTATGATTCTTTTTATTTTTCCATGATAAATCATCAGCAATATCATATAAGGTAGCAGTCGACTTTGTGTCTGATAAACGAAGGCCTCTACCAATTGATTGCAGATTCCTTATTCTAGATTTTGAAGGACTAGCAAATATAACGTTAGACAGATTACGAATGTTGATACCTGTGGAGCTAGTTCCATAGCTAGCAACCACAATAGCATTTTCTTCTGTTTCAATAAGTTTACGAATCTCTTCACGTTTTTCTCCATCCACAGATCCTGATATAAAATATATTTTGCGATCAATAACTTCTTGAGAAATCATATCAAATAATATTTTACCATGTTTGTCAACATATTGGAATAATAATAATGAATTACCGGTAAGTGACAATGTTAAATTTTTGATAAACTTATTTCTCGGTGTATGCTTTACCAGAAAATCCATTTCTGCCTGATAATCAGCTCCAGATATAAGTTTTCTAATATCATCAGGATATTTGAGGACCAAAGCTTTAATCATCAATTCAGCTACATGTTTTTGTTCCATGAGTTCAGCTGTTGTAATGATTTTACGAACAGGACCAAATAAACCTTCTAGTACTAATTTATGTGTTTGAGTACCATCCAAAGTACCGGTAAAACCAAATCTATACTTACATTGATTCAATTTTGTTAATATTGAAGTAAGTGATTTAGCTTTAAATAAATGTGCCTCATCACCAATAACCACATCAAATTGTTGAAACCATTGTTTTGGTAGTTTATAAATTGATTGCCAAGTTGAGATTACAAATGGTTCATTAGCTTGTTTTTCTTGACCTGACATGATTTTATGGATCATGCCTTTAGGTAATCCATAATCTTCAAAGTCGGAAGCCATTTGATGTACTAATGATGTAGTCGGAACGATAATAAGTGTTTTTGATCTATAAAAACACGAAAGCATATAAATGATAAGAGATTTACCTGATGCGGTAGGTGATAATAAAACACCTCTGCGTTTTCTTACAGCATGCATAAATGCTTCGACTTGATAATCTCTTGGCGGATATTTAGTTTGCAGTTTTTCAATAAATTGATTGGCCTCATATAATGAAAATTCGGTATCACCAAATGGACCATCAAATTCTACGGTATATTGTCTGCTATTACAAAAAGTTATAAGTTGATCTTTAAGACCTGCATAGAGTAAACAAGCCATAGGATTAAACAATCTAATTTTGCCATCCCAGACTCTATTCTTATATGCAGGACTAAACTTAGCTCCTGGGACGTCAAACGTAAAGTAGTCTGATATTTCCATTGCGGTGGAAGGATCACAATCTACTTTAATATGAGTTTCATCGTAATATTTTATAGTAACTATTTCCATTAACCACCCGATACAAACTTAGCAAACTCAATTGCGTTCTTTATAATATAACCTCTTGTTTGAAATGACTTAATAATTGACTCAAGAAATTCAACTTTTTCTTGTTGTCCGCCAATCTTTAGTGAAAGTTCTACAATGTCTTTATCAGCTTCTATATACATTGGAATATCGGGTTTTAATATCATACCTTTGGCTGGTAATTGCCAACCTAATGTTCTTGTTTCTTCTGTATGACCTTGCGTAAAGAATTCATACTTTAAAAGTTTAAGTTGTTTAAACTGAGATTCGTGTTTTCTTAATATTGCTTTTTCAGCAACCAAATATGTATAATACTTATGATGAAGTTTAGGAATCTTAAGACTTTCAAGTCCTAATTCAGTCCTATCAATATCACTATCTTTCTTCCATTCTTCAAATATGTCTTCAAACTTCATCACACACCTTATCAATCATTACAAGTAATATATCACGTTTTTAATTGATTGTCAACGATTTATGTGACTTTAGTTATATTATATGTGGTATATCTAAATTTTGTAGAAGCTTCTAAATAACTAACATCTTCTAAAGTTGTATTAAAATCAATGCCTGATAGTGAAATAGGAAATGCATCCTGAAATACTATACTGTAATTTGGATTTTTATTACTTTTTAGAATTGTCAAAATAATATCAGAGTATAAACCTTCACCTGAATATTTTGGTTGATTTTTTAATGCAGCAAATTCCTCATAACTACGTTTACCATGTGCACGAATCCATTCATGCATTTCCATATAATTCTGAAGATCTTCATCGACTCTAAATGAAATATCAAGTTCATCATACATCAAATGATCGCCAGCATATGGTACACGAATTAATGGATTATTAACATCAATTGCTTGCAATGAAAGCCCAGGTATATTAACTGTCTGGATAAAAAAGTTAATATGCGGAGCACGCTTCAATTGAAATTTAAAATTGAGCGGTGAAAGAAAATTTCCATTAGCTATTGAATTATCAATTGCAGTCATTATTAAACTCCTAAAATATCTATCTATTTATTGCACATAAAAAAAAGGGAGCCGAAGCTCCCTTTTCTAATTGGACTGGTTGGATCCAGTCTCGTTATTTGTATTTATATTTTGTTTTCTTTTAATCCAAGCTTCTTTTAGTTTTAATCTTTGATTTTCTTTCCACTCGGGATTTGACCAACGAGCTTGGAGTTGTTCAGAACAAAGTACATCTTGTTCTGTTCTCGACATTTTTTG